TTGTGAGCTGCTAGACTTACGTAATGATAATTTCTCTACATGGGAGTACAGAACAGCTCGTGATATGGCACCAGATCTAATTAAACACATGGACAAACTGTTTGAGTTTCAACAGTTTATACAACATTGTGATGATCCAGATTTGATACAAGAAAAGTCTAAAGAGCTGTTTGTTTTATCAGATATTGGTGAGGCTAAAGCCGCAGATTTGACTATATTAGCTAAGTATAATAATATTGTAGAGTTTGCAGAAGAAGTTAAACCGCTACTAGATGAACTAGGATGTCTTGAGAACAGAGAATGTGATATGTCTCCTGCACTCGAGAAAGAAGTCAGAGTTTATCTAAGAGCTAAATCTAGAGAAATATGGGAAAACTAATAACTAAGGATGTAAGAAAGACGTTTAAGATAAGACCTTCGGGTAGATCTACGGATTTTATATCTCCTAGTTTTGGGTATGGCTGTTTATATAATTGTTCTTACTGTTATATGAAGCGCCATAAAGATAAAGGTTTGTCTATTGCTGTAAACACCGGTGATATATTAACAGAGATTAATAATCATGCATACTTTACACCAGTAGATAAACCTAATCAGACCCATGCAGAATACACCACTTATGATATTAGCTGTAACGAAGATTTTGCGTTGCATGCTAAATATCATGATTGGCAAAGAATATTCGAGTTCTTTAGAGATCATCCTGTAGCTATGGGTAGTTTTGCAACTAAGTTTGTAAACCCAGAGTTAATAAACTTTGACCCTAAAGGTAAAATACGTATTAGATTTAGTCTAATGCCACAACATAAGTCAGATTTACATGAGCGTGGTACCTCTAAGATCATTGATAGAATAAAAGCTATCGATGCATTTATAGAAGCCGGTTACGATGTTCATGTAAACTATAGTCCTATTATTGTATACGATGGTTGGTTACAAGACTATGAGTATATATTTGATATGATGAATGACTATGTTAGTTACAAAGATCAAGTTTTAGCAGAGTGTATATTTTTGACACACAACTTTAAAAAGCATACTGTAAACTTAGATAGACATCCAGAGACAGAAGTAGATCTATGGGTTCTTACTAAGCAAGAAGTAAAAAAATCACAGTATGGTGGCGAGAATGTGCGCTATAAACTTGGAGAGAAGTCTAAATATATTAAACAGTTTAGACAGATACATGAAAGCAAAGTGCCTTGGAATACTATAAGGTACATTTTTTAACCAATTAAATATATAAATATGATTACAATTAATGTTATAGAAAACAAAATCTGTGGTAATTATGGAGAGCATCCATTCACAGTAGAGTACAGCAAAGAGCTGTATGATCAAATGCAAGAGCTTGCTGAGCAAGCAAACAGTGTAACAACTATGGAAAACTATAATGAGTTGATAAAAGCTTTTGAAACGTTAACTATAGTAGATTACACAAAGACAATCGAAACCAAATGTCCGTATGTACATATAAACAAAGGAACAGGTGAGTTCTTTCTTAAGCACAATGGTGTAGTATCTAGTATACCTATGCCACAAGCGCTTGTAGATAGAATCTTTGAGTCTCTAGACAAAGAGATAGACTTTATGCCTTTGGTAAAGATGTGGACACGTTGGTTGAGAAATCCAATCTTGTGGAGAAAGATGAAGCAAGGTCATGGAGAAGATTTCTGTAATAGATTCTTTAACTTTGTTAATATGCAATATGTGCATCCTAAACATAAAGAGGATCTTATGGAAAACCACGGGTTAAGCGAAGAAGCAGCCGAGAAAAGAGCAACGATGTACCAAATGAAGATCACCCATGAGGGATTGTTAAATGGTTACAAGGTCTCTAAAGAAGTGCTGCATAAGTTTAACCCAGAAACCGGTGAACAAGAGAGTCGTTATAAAAGAACGTTCAATGTTGATACCGGTGAGATAGAGGGAGATGGATTACCAGAACACGTAGAAGATAGACTATTTGAACCCGCGGTTATGGGTAACAGTGGGGATGCATTCTTCTGTGAGGGCCCAAATGGTTATGGTAGTCCACAACACTTTATCAGAGTGGGTTGTACCCACAGACTAGCTGACTGGAGCCAAGTTAACGTTAATGATACAGTATCATGCGTTAAAGGGCTTCACGTTGGCGGCCTTAAGTATATTGCTTTCTACAGCGGTGAGATACATAACATATTCGTAGACCCAATGCATATTGGTGCTGTGCCTTGTGATGTAGACGGCGCTATTAGATGTAAGCAATACTTTGTTCATTCATCTCTAGTAGGTGTCAATGGTTCTATTTACCATAGTTCTAGCTATGCAGCTATGACAGATGCTGAGTGGGATGAGATGAGGTCTAAGGCTGTACAAGAGCGAGCTGATAAAAAAGCTCAAAGTGACAAGGAAGTTGCTGAGCTAAACGCTCTGTAGCTAGTGTTTAATTGGTAGGATGAAGGGGGTCAAAGAGTTAGGTCGCACCTAATGAGGGCCCCCAGAATCCATTTAAAACTTAAAATATGAAAAGAGAAGATAAGATAGCTCTAATAGATGGCGATAGTCTAATCTATTATGAGATGAAAAAAAATACCTTAGAAGAAGCACTAGCTGGTATTGACATGAGAATTAATCAAATGCTAAATATAACTGGGTGTAAACATTATGCCGGTTTTCTAACCAAGGGTAAATGCTTTAGATACAACGTAGCAACTACCAGACCATATAAATACAATAGAAAACGAGATGATTTACCAATTATATTTCCTGCATTGAAAGAGTATCTACAACAGCAATGGAAGTTTACATACGTACCAGAGCTAGAAGCAGATGATTTAGTATCAGTGTATCATGATCCTCTAAAGACTATTATATGTAGTCCTGACAAGGATGTGCTATACCAAAACAAAGTACATAATTACAATTATGGTAAGGGTGAGTTTGTTGAGGTAGATGAAAATGATGCGCTAAGATTCTTATGGAAACAGGTGTTAATGGGTGACTCTACAGATGGTATTATGGGTATACCAAAGGTAGGTCCAAAGACAGCTGATGGGTGGTTAAAAGATATACATCCCTCTGATATGCCAACTTTTGTGTTAAATAAATATATAGAAAAGTTTGGAAACTCAGAAGGAATTCATAGATTTACAGAAACCTTTAAGTTAATTTACATACTAAAAAGTAAAGAAGATGTGCTAAGAGAGACCGGTATAGAGTTACCAGATCTTATAACACATGAAGTAGAATTTTCAAACCAAGAAGAATTATGGTAGTACAATGTGACAATTTAATATATACACCGGTAAATGCTTTGACATTTAGAATTACAGGCAATACAGAATGTCTAAAACCTATAAAAGAGAATGGAGTTATTGTAGCTCTAGAAGGTCCAAATGATCTTAATATAACAGTAGGTCTAACAGTTCCTATTAAGAAGACAAGATATAAGATAAATATTATAGAGCAAGTTGGTAACCCTCTTTTAAAACCAGTGTATGATATATCAATAGCAAAAAGAACAAAAGCTACAACTTTTGTAATGCCTATGTTACCTGGTACTAGAAAATTATATTTCTGGAGTACTTTCTTTGTAAATTGTTTTATAGCTACACCAGAAGACAAAAACTGTATAGCATTACTATTTAGATGGTCTGCTGATACAAGATATATTAAATTTGAGAAAATACTAAAAGAAGTTAAATATTTTAAACGTAGGTATGATCCTAGTCCTAACTATGTAATGTTTGTTTTTGACATTCCTAAAGGATTTAAAAGAGAATACAGGGCGTTTATGTTAGGTAAGTACTCTAAGTTTACTAGAGAATACAAACTAGACATTTTAGATTTTCACAATGCTGATATTAATGACGAAGTGGGTCAGATTATATTTAAGAGTGATAAACGTAGAGAGTTGTTAGAGAAACGGCTTAATGCAGACTTGCCAAAAGAGTCAGAGCTCTTAAGTATAATAGATATAGAAGCAGAAACATATGATCCTGAAATTTATAAACTAAAAAAACTACTATGAATATAAATGATATTGTAATATTAAGAAAACATGATCAATACCATCATCGAGGAGTTATTGGGAATAGGTATATAGTTACGGAGATTAAAAAGACAGAAGTTAAGCTATGCGCTGAAGAGTCTAATGATCTTTGTTTCTATACTAGTCCTAGTAATGTAGAACCTTTAGTACAATGCACAATACCTTCTTGGGTAGAAACAAGTACGAAAGAACAACTTGACGAAGAAGATAATCAAGCTATTCTTAATGCGGAAGACCCTAATTACCCAATTGGAGACAACGGAACCTATGATTATTTTGCAGACAAATTAGACAAAGTATCTAGTGAGGTTGTAGCATTATTAAAGAGTAAAAACAAAGCTTATGGTAACACTGCGTTAGATCCTGTACAGATTTTTAGCAGGCTTGATGCAACAGAGGCTTTATGTGCTCGTATTGATGATAAAATTATGCGTATAAAAAATAAAGGTATAAATGACCAGACTGAGGATACTGTCGATGACCTTATAGGTTATTTACTTTTGTTAAAGATGAGCATGTAGTGATTATTATATGGCCATCATAAAAAAGAAAAGGGGCATTGCCCCCTTTTTTTAGCCCCGTGATTACTCTCTTATTTTTATATTTATATCATGTGGAGCATATTCATTGCCTCCAAAATAGGGATATAAATAATACCTTCTAATTAGTCCCCAATAACCTTCCGGCCTACGTCTAACCATTGTAGTATCACCATCTATAACTATAACATAGTAAAATGTTGTTATATCTATTACCGCATTATAAATTACATTTGGTTCTATAGTTCTTATTGTAGCAGAACTATGCCTACCTTCTTCGTGTCTTAACCAACAAAGCTCTAATTCATTATTTAAATACCTCCAACCAAGACGTATGGAATATTTTTGATGTCTTACACCAAAATCACTCATACCATATATTTTATTTACATCGTGTTGATTTTCTGGGATCTCTGAAGTATAGATTGCAGACTCATTTAATATAAAATCAAATTTTATTCTAGAGTTAGTAGGATGATCAAGAAAAGAACCGGAGCTATGTTTGCCCTGCGGTATAGTGTAAGTTTTAAATCCTAGGTCATCAACTTCTTTACTACATCCTGATATAAATAAAAATATAAGTACTAAATAGATCCTTGTGTAAACCATTTGTAAGCATCTCTAGGACTTCCTGATTTGGACAATCCTCTAAATACAGGAAATATGTCCATAAACATTTTTTCAATTTTACGGTCTCCTTTTGCATATTTACCTGACCTTCTTTGGTAAAATATAAATTCTTCAGGAGTAATACCTAGTTTATATCCACCTTCATAAGCTATTTGTTTTAAAAGTGTTAACCCTTTTGTGAATGGTGAAACGGTTGCTGTTGGTGATTTTATAAGTCTTAAAACTTCATTTGCACCAAAAATAGGGGTCCATTGTAAAGTTTCTGATTGGTATCTTTTTGCTTGATATAATAAAAAGTTAGTTGCCCAGGTTTCGTCATCATCATCTATATTAAGT